GCTTAGTCAAGAACCAACTGGGGAAGTTGATCTTACCCTCATTACCTATATTAAGAGAGCTCTCGTAGGCTTTGCTTTTGATAAGCCAAGATTCTACGAAGCCTCTACTTCTGCTTCGTTCACCAATCCAAGAAGTAAAGGTGGACAAAGGGAAGAGGTTAGAGATTGGTTGATCGGACACTTCGGTATGTCTTACCAAGACCAAGTTGATCTCGGTGAAGGTCATAAAGTTGATCTTTATGGTCCTGCTATACCAGATTTTGAAACCGTGGTTAAAGCCGCTGTTGAAGACTTTGGCGGTAGAGACCTTAATGTAGAAGTTCATGGAATCCTTGAACCTCTTAAGGTACGTCTAATCACCAAAGGAGAATCAGTTCCTTACTGGTTAAGTCGAACTGCTCAAAAAGACATGTGGTCATATCTCCAGGGTTTTAAGATTTTCCTGGCGACTGGAACTCCGTTGACTTTAGAACATATTGTCGACTTGAGGGATCAAAGGGATTCTTTTGAAGAAAAGTATAATATCCACTTCGATTCCTGGGTTTCAGGTGATTACTCTGGGGCTACCGACGGTGTTGACATCCGTATGACAGCTCTAGTATTCGAAGAAATGTTAAAGCATTCTGAATATTCCGAAGACTTTAAGTCAATCCTTAGAAGGGTCATCTACCAACAAAAGTTGCATTACCCCGAGGTAACATTGAAGATACCGGAAAGACGTAAGGTTAAAAGTAGAAACCACTTTAAGCCTGTACGTTATGTTGAAAAGAAGATACAAGTACCTTCTGTTCGTCAACGTAACGGACAGCTTATGGGTTCGACTTTATCCTTCCCTATCCTTTGTATCATCAACCTAGTAGCATACTGGTATGCTCTAGAGACTTACCTAGGTCAACAAGTTGAACTTGAAGACTTACCGGTGCGTATCAACGGTGATGATATTCTTTTCCCTTCTAATGCTGAAATGTACGCCATCTGGAAAGAAAAGATTCGCAGCGTGGGTTTCGACTTGTCTATAGGTAAAAACTATATACATAGCCGTTACTTTACCATGAATTCTTTACTTTTCTCTGAAAACCGTACTACAGGAACTGTTGATCAGATTCCTTACTTTAATCCAGGTCT